TAAACCGTCCTTATAGAAAGTGTGAGCAGGGCCCATCGCACGGACCCCGCTCAATTTGCTCCGCTAAGGGCGCACCTTCGCAGCAGGACGAACCAGCTGATACAGCGACATGACCAGGAAGAACGCCGTGATAACTGCCATGGCGATCCACCCGGCCCACAACATTGCGCCCAAAGACAATGGCGCGACCGTTGCGAGGGCCAGCGGAGATGCTCCAGAACTGTACATTTTGGGGTGAACCTTCTCCTTCTGAGGAGGTTAGTTTATTCTGCTTGCTTCGGCTTGATACTGCAGGGCCCAGCGATCCTTCTTGCGCCCGGTCAGCTTTCCGTAGCCAACTTCGTACCAGGCCGTGATGAACCACGCCGCGCGCATCCATGCGAAGAACTCCTGCGGGAGGAGTAGCATGGCCATGAGCACATCGATTTTGTTCCGATGCGGTATGCGCAGTGCTTGGCGTGTGTCATTGAGAATGAACACGACGGTGGGTAGGAGCCACAGCGGGTAGAAATGGAACATGTGAAAGGCCAGAGCAAGCACGGTCATGCTCACCCAGCCGAAACGCACGAACGCTGCACCCAAACCTGCGGCCTGCTGCCACCAGTCGACTCTGGTCAGAGGGTTGACCCCGATATGCAGGAGGTCCTCGACAGTGCCTACCTGCCACTTCATGCGCTGATTCCATAGCGACCTGAGGTTGTCCATGCCGTCTGTGTACGCACGCACAGTCGGCGAAATATGGCAGTGAAGCCCGAACTCACGAATGCGATACGTGAGCTCAAAATCCTCTACCTGACTATCGTAATGCCACGGCCCAATACGATCGTCACGTAATGCGATCGCCTTGAGAACCGAATTCCTGATCGTACAGCCGGTGCCAGCGAGGACACTCGTCCAGCCCCGACGCAAGCCTGTATCGGTCCAGCGAGAGAACTCTGAACGCTGTAGACGCACCAGGAAATTGTTTCCAGGCATTGTGAACTTGCTGGATGAGCCGCCCAGCGTGTCATCGGCCAGGAATTCCTGCTCCCAGTCTCCTACTGCGTTGGGCGGAAGGATCGTGTCAGCGTCAAGCGTGACTACGAGGTCCGCATCCTGGCAGAAGGTATTCCATGCCCAGTTCAGTGCGCCGGGTTTCTTATGCGTGTTGTTTTCCGTCTGGACAACCGTAATTTCTGGGCGTCCAAAGCATAGACTCTTTGCGCGCCTATAAGTTTCGTCCGTGCTGTTGTCTGAAACGACAACGATCTGATCCGGTCGACGATCTTGGTTGTAGACTGCTTTGACAGTCTCAAGAATACTATCCTGCTCATTATGAGCCGGAATCAGAGCAACCATCCGTGACAAATTATCGATCCTTGTGTTCATTGACAAATATAAGCCACCATAGCAAACAAATGCAGGTGACTAGACCGGCGCCAACAATAATGAAGCCAGTGAGGAAATTACTCAGCACTGCGTAAATAAGACCAATGATGATGGCCCAGGCTGCGGCACCTAGAATGCCCATACCTAAAAGCTGAGATTTGGTGAGCTGCTTATGGCCATCGGCCATTAGTTTAGGTTCCTTTCTATGTGACAGAAAAAAGAAAGAACTATCTAAAATGGCTCGACATAGTCTAAGCCCAGCCCCTGCATAGCAAAAGGCTGTAGATGGATCTCAAATACGAGACCCAACTCTCGCCAGTACTCCACAGGGGAGCGCTTAGCGAGGAATACTCCACAGAGGAGCGTTCAATAGTCGGGTCTAAATATGAGACCCACCTCAACTGCTCGTGCGTTCACTTACGCTCAAAGCAGGGCGTGCGTTCACTTACGCTCAACCTAATGAGATGGGTCTCGTTATATGACGTGTTTTTCCCGCGACTCAGCCAGTGGTGCCAAGTCCGTATGTTACATAGTGCTTTCCGAATACATCATTCGAATGCCCGTTCAAGTGCTTTGATAGCATTGTACGCGCTGCATCGAATGTAATACCATGCTCGGTAGCCAACTCCGCGGCGAGAGCTCCAGCCTTAGGCCACAGCTTGTCGTCATCGTCGAGTCCCTGCACGATCTTGCAGCAGTGACCGACGTTGTTCATGGTGTTGTTCACGGTGTTGTTCATCACCGGCGCTACAGAGTTGTTGAACACCGGAGCGATCACAGTAGGGCTGAGTCGATGACCCAGGATCACGCCGACAACTAAGGTACCAGCACTAGCTCCAGCGCTGATAAGATACGTCTTCTTGTTCTCCTGCAGATGCCGTCTGACTCGAGCGGCCTTTCCTTCTTCTAGAATATGACCGTCGGTCATTAGTTTGGGTTCCTTTCTAGTTTATTCGACAACGGCGGCGTCGCCGCTGACAACAATGAGTTGCTGCATCGGCGGTCGCGAGAGCATCCGCGTGCCGATAACGCCAAGGGCGATGCCAATGAGCAACATCGCCTTTGGGTTCTGGAAGGCGTCCTTGGTCTGGTCGACCGTGTCCTGCAATTCGGACGACAACTTCACCTCCACTGAATGGTCATGATCATGCTTCATAATTGCGTCCTAGTTTGGGTAGGGTCTCAAAAAAAGTAGAAAGAGAATATCTATGTCCCGGTATGAGCGGGTGCATAAATCGAACCAATACATATAGGTTCTTCTCTTTCTATTACAGCAAATGAATTTGGCGCGAGCTAAGAACGAACTCGATTCATGGCCAAATCAATCCCGGCCTGAGTACTGAGAAACCGAGCGTCCGGCCAGATCCCCTTACGATGGAGATCCAGCCGGTCGGCATCCCAACAGACAGCGATGGTCGGGTCGGTAGTGCGATAGCCTTTGCTGTGCTCGGATATAGCGTCGAAGAACGTCTCTTGTTGATGCTTGGTGAGGAACTGCTCGATGTCCTGATGCTGGTTGAGTCGCTCCCACAAGTTGTAGCCGCGATTGCCATGATCTAGATCCGCGCCGTCATTCATGCGCATAGCATCATGAAATATGGCGTAGAGGGCTACTACTTCCAGATCACAGCTATGCTCGAGCCCGGTCAGCAGCTCTGCGTTTTTCCAAACTCGGAACCAGTGATCGAGCCCGTGAAGGCGGCTTTGCAACCCATTCAGCGTGTGGGACTCACGTAGAACGTACGGTACACAAAGCCCAGCAATCACGAATATCCCATCTCAGTCAGAGACCCCTCGAGGACGCGCTGCAAAGCGATGGGCAGATCCTTTGCCTTCTTGCGCAGACGGTCTGCGGCATGCTGGCCCTGAGTCTTGTCATCGCTCAGTGCGTTGAGAGCCACCTGGATAATGTCATCGGACATGAGCGCCGCCTGACGCGGGCTATGGAACTTAACGCTCTGATAGAAATTGTTAAGCGACTGCTGTCCGTGCATCTTACTCTCCAGGTTAGGGTCGGACTTAGAGTTACGTTCTATGTTGGTCCACCACCAACGGGCCAAAATGACACGCTGGTGAATGCCTCGCTCGTAAGCCACTCCCAACCGATCGTAAACGTTGGCTACGTGATACTTAATCGACTGATCAACCACACACAGTTCCTTGGCGATCTCAGATGTAGACCAGCCCTGGGCCACCATCTCGACAACTTCGGCTTGCCTCGGGGTGAGGACGCCTTGCCACGCGGTGTGATTTGCCGGACCTAGTTGAATTACAACTGACATTGTTCTCCTTTACGCAAAAAAGGAAAGCCCTGTGAAGGGCTCGCCTTTAGGCGTAGATCTTAGTGTAGCCAGGGACGAGGTTCGTCTCGGCCAGCTTGTCCTGGGAGGCAGCGATCATGGCATCGTACTGCTGCTGTTGGCGCAGTGAGCGGTAGATGATGACGTAAGCCTTCAGGTTCGTGCGGGCGGTGCGGAACATAATGGTCTCCTTAGATTACAGTGGGGTCTCATTATGTGCCATGAAAATTACGCGAAATGCAGGGAAAATCTCTTAGCTTTGGTTAAAGAACTCTTCGTTGGCGACGATAATCGGATTCATGCTTGCGCGCAGCTGGGTGATGGCGTCGAGAGTCAGGTTGAACTTATCCGTCCCAATGCGGCCCATACGAAGCTCATCGCAGAGTCGCTCGATGGCATTGGAAATATGGCGATCAGCTTCAGTGGTATCAGCCATGGCCGTCCTTTCGTTAGAAAAAAAAAAGGAAAGAGCCCTTTCGGGCCCTACCTTCTATTGAGGATCTCTTCGGTGGTGACAGTAGTCTTGTCCTTTTTAAGTTGCTTCAGCTTTCGCTCTTCGAGTTCGAGTTGCAACTTCAGATACGTGAGCGGATCAATATGAATGGGATGGGGGTGGCTAAACATTTCAATTTGATGCTTCAGGTATTTGACGATGCATTCGGATTCGAGTACTTGCTGACGGTGACTCTTGCGGGGCATACAGTCCTTTCTTGGAGGGTCTCACTATAGACCGTGAAATATGCGCGAATTGCAGGGAAAAAAGAAAGAGCCCGCGTGGGGCTCGATCTTGGAAATCTAACTTAAGATGTTGCGGTCAGTTGGTTCAGTCGATTGCACTCGATGGCAAACTGCAACTTCAAATACTCGAGAGGGGTCAGAGGGAGGCTGGGGTCTTCCAGCATGGTGATCTGATCCTCTAGATACTTGATGATGAGCTTTGAATCGTGTTCGTCGGTTGAACGGTTCTGTCTAGGCATAATGATCCTTAGGTAGGGGTCTCATTACACGCCATGAAATATACGCGAAAGAGAAAGCCCGTGTTAGGGGCTTTGTCTTTAGACGGTACTATCGGTTTCGCATTTCGCGGACGAAAATCCAGATGAGCCATAGGCCCCCGGTGACGATACTTAGTGTAACATCAACGAGGAAGCTAAAGGCTCCGTAAGGCTTCTTGGTGCGCATAACGGTTCTCCTTATTAGTAGGGGGTCTCATTACACGCCATGAAATATACGCGAATGCGATTCCGTATCTGAAATCACCACGAGTCAGTATCTTTTGTTTTATCGGTAAGTCTCCCCGGGGTTTTTTGACATTCCAAAAAAGAGAGGCCGTGTTTTTCACACGTACCCCTCCCTTTTGACTTGCTTAGGTTTGGTAACTATCGAGGCTTCATCAACAAGCCAAGCGCTTTACTGTTAATCACATCTGTTTTCTCATAGCGGGTCATCCACAGGATTCCGAATATGTTGGCAGCGACGATAAGTGCAGTGTCAGGGCTCACTCGCTTAGGATCTTCTTCGATCTTCAGCTTGTGCAGCTTGGCAATGCGCTCAACGAGCGTGCCATACTCTTCGGAAATCTTGCTAAGTGTCTCCAGCTCTTCGAGTGCAGATTGAATCTCAGCATCGAGCTTGGTGTGAGTTTGGCTTTTAATAAACATTACTCTCCTTTAGTAGGTCTCATTATACGGCGTGATTTAGCCGCGAAATAAGCTCTACTAAGACTACTCTGCTGCCGGACCCTTGGGAACAACACTGTGAGACTGCGGTTTCCCCTTAGGATGCTTCTTCACCTTGAAGACCACGCGATCCTTGCTCTCGAGATCCTGCTCTGGGTCGCCGTCAAGCTCTAGATTGAACATCTTGCGATCGCCCATGTCGTGCACGTTCAGCGTTCCCTGCGCGGTGGAACTGTTGTAATTGTTCGAGGAGATCTGCAGAACCACGCCTAAGAACGTATCCACAGCTACGATCGTGCCCGAGACAGCTTCAGCCGAGGGAAGATCCCAGAGACCGGCCAAAGAGATATACAGGGTGGCTAAGGCAGGCAGAACTATCAGAGCCAGGAACTTGAGCCAGTTGTATAAGTTTCCTGTGATCACGAAGGCGTTACTCCTTTAGGTGACTACTGAGATGGTTGGGTACGCCTTTTCTCCAGACTTGTCCTGGGAGCGGATATACTCCGTGACTCGGGCCTTGCCGATGCTTCCCGTGAGACCTTCAATCTCAATGAGGTCGCCTAGACCGTAGTGGAGCCCATAGACGTAGTCACTGATGGGCGATGATTGACCATCAATGGCACGAATATAGTTATGATTGGCGAAGGCCCTCTTGGCGGCTTGGTTATGGAAGTCGGTAAAGTTCGTGTACGAGTCGCTTTCAGCAGCAGCGTCGTAGATCAGAACTCGACGATCGAAGCCTTCCGGCTCCGGTGCCGTCGGATCGAGCAGATGTCTGGTGACGATTCCTTGGTAGAGCACGTAGACGACGTTCTTGTAGTCCTGGATCGACCGAACCTCTTTGAGGTCCTGAATTGAATCCATCTCAGGCGTGAGCCGCACCAACGGCAACCCACTGCTCATAGTGTGATCCACGCCACGATACGTACTGAACTTCAACGAATATCCCAACAAACGATCTGCCGATTCCAAGTACAGTGACAAACCAATTCCCGCGTCGGTTGCTGCCTTGGAGATCCCGTCGTAAAGCGGCCCGATCGGAATGGTGATTTTGTTGGTTGAGTCTGAGGGTCCCGACATGTCCACCGGGCCTAAGCTGAGATATGGGATCTTCTCCGCATCCCAGTTCAGATCAAGATTCGGAGAACCCGTGATCGGTACGGGAGCGATGACCATCGCGTTGACGAGGTCAGCGATGATTTTACCCGTAGGGTAACCCCAAGCGATGTAGTCTCCGACTACGCCTGAGTTCAAATGCCACACGTAGCGATTCCTGAGGAACGACAGTAGATCGCTGCCGATCACAGTCATCAGACCGTTCTCGATCGACTGGGTCTCGAGGATCATGACTTCCTTGGAGCCACGTAGTCCCAGATACGTTCCATCCGCCAAGATGGTGATATTGTCCTTCGTGGCGGGAACTACCAGCTGAACCTCTCCGGCCGAGGAATATCGCTCGGTCCAGATGGCCGAGATGAACTGGTCGATGTTGGCGGAAGGCAAAAAGTTGGTGCTCAACGTGTAGAGATCCATCCTACAAACCGCCGAACCGGTTGAAATATGCCATCGTCCAGGCCAAGCCGGTCTCTGCTGCCGCCACCGAGATAACATTCTCTCCAGGCTTTAGGACTGGCCACACCGAGTTGCCGGACATCCGTGCAAGAAGGTTGTCGAACGTGCCATCGGCGATATAAATGGCCTGAACCTTCTTGCGGTTACGCACGGAGCTCATCTTGAAGTACTTGATGCCGTCTACGGTCACCGGAGTGATCGTGAGGATCTGAGGCTCGTCGAATGCAGTGTGCGTAATGGTGAAGCCCCCGGTATAGGACGGCTTATCGACGGTCTGATCGATACGAAACTCGTACCCCGTATCAATAGTTCCCGCGTAGCTAAGCACGAACTCCAGCGTTCCATCATCGACGATGCTGTTGTAGGTCGTGACGTCGACCTCAACGAAGTCTGGATTAGGGCAGATAATCGAGCACTGCAGCTCAGGATCCTGGCTAAATATGTTCGGATCCAGGCTCTCGACATAGCCCTCGATATCGACGTCAGGTAGTTCCTGGCTGAAGAATCGAAGCTTGCACCAGTTCTCCGGCATCAAATATCGATAGAGAATCTGACGCAGAGAGGCCATCGTCTGCGAACCTTCCCAGTCTGGGTTAAAGCCCAGAGTAAGAACGACATTACGAGACGGTGTCGTAGACCCCTGATACAGTTCGCCGCGTCCCGAAGCGAACGGAGTAGTGGCGATATCAGCTTTGACCGGTCCTATACCTTCAATATTTCTGATGAACACCGGATCGTCGAAGGGCATAGTGCCCCCGAGCGGGAGGATCGGTGCGTCTGGCTGCGGGCTGAAGACTTCAACTTTGGTAATCACGCACAGACCCCCTTTCAAAGACTTCATCGGCCCCCGAGGGGCAAAGGGAGGAGGCACCCCCGAGGGCCGACGCTTGGTTAGCTATTAATGAACACCCACCAGGCTCTTGATCTGCGAGAGCTGATTCCTCGTCTGTCGATAGATCTCGATCTCCGATAGTGCTTGTGGTGAGGTATTATTTTGGATGAATTGCACCGAAGGCGAGACTGCCGTTGGGGCAGCTGTATCCTGGGTTGTGGTCTTTTCGACAGATATCGCCGCAGCTTGCCCGTAAGACACAGCCGCGGTTATCGGTGTCACGTTCGTCAGGTCACTCAGTCTCTGAGCACCCCGCTCTACGTTGGACAAATCCAAGATCGGAGTGATCTTGGGCTCCGTGTCCATCATGCCCGCGAGAATACCGGGCATGCCGCTGAAGGTACTTTTAGCCGAACTCACCACATCCTTTGCGGTGGCCGTCATCGTACGCTTCGTGTCCTTCGCTCCATCGTAGATTCCAGCCGACAGACCCAACATCATTTGTCCGCCGATCTCGGCAAAGACCGTGGACGGCGAACGGATACCCAGCAACTTCTTCAGCCATCCGGGCATCTGATTTGCCAGCCAGCGCAAGGCGTCCATAACCTTGCCACCCAGGTCCATAATGCCTTGCCCCATGCCTTGAATAATGGCCGAGGCAAGATTCCATCCTGCTGCCCGAAGTTCGGGCCCTCGATTACGGATAGCGTTCGCCGTTCCGTTCAGGAATCGGATAACCGCATCGGCACCCTTGTTCTCGACTGCGACCAGACCATTAGATATGCCCATCAGGAACCTGCCGATAACCTCTACACCCTTACTGATGATCCTGGGAATGGCGTTACCCACACCAGTCAGGAAATTGAGTATGAGATTGGTGCCTGCATTGACAATCCGACCCAGAGCACCTCCGATTGTGGCAATAAAACTACCGATCAGATTGGCCGCCGACTTGACGATCCTTCCAACTTGCGATGCCACAGCGTTAATAAAGGCAGATATCAGACTAACCACAGTAGCTACAAGAAGTGGAATCTGACTCTTGACGCCGTTCAAGAACGACACCAAAGTCCTCACTCCGGCAGCCACCAACTTCGGCATCTGAATGGCCAGGCCATTCAAGAACGTAATAACGATCTGACTGACTTGAGCCGTCACCTGACTGATATTCTGGCTTATGCCATGGAGCAGATTCGATAGCAACTGAACGCCCGCGGCGATGAGTTTGGGCGAATTCGTCAACATCACCTGGAGGATCGAGTCCACCAGAACACCGATGGCAATAGCCAGCTTCGGCGCCTCGGTGATGACGAACGCGATCAGCGTATCAATCATCGTGCCTAGGGCCAGCAACACCTGCGGAGCTATATCAGCAATCGCCTTGGCGATACCGACCAACCCCTTGACAAAGTTGATGACCATGGTGGGTACCGCTACCACAAACGCGGTGATAGCGCCAATCAGAACAGCCACCGCCTTTGGGCCGGTGTCACCGATTATGGACATCGCTTTCGCGAACAGATATGCCGCGCCAGCCACCAGGACAAACCCAGCGGCCAGAGGTAGCAAGGCGATGCCAAGTGCGGTCAGAGGTCCAGATGCCACAGCCCCTGCCACCGCCAACACCGCGATGGCGCCAGCCACGGCAACCAGTCCCTTGAGGATAGTGGTCCAAGAGAAGCTTCCCAACAGTCCCAACGCAGGGGCCAGAATAGCTATTGCCGCTGCCGCAACCAGCAATGCAGCTGAGCCGGGCAAGGTGCCAGCCATAGCCTGAAGGCCAACCGCAAATATGAGGAGGACGCCAGCCAGGGCAGTAAGGCCCTTGACGATTGCCTCCACACTCATACCACCCATCACCTTGATGGCGCCTGCGATGCCATTGAGTGCCACCGCAAGGATGACCAAACCAGCACCCTGAAGTATTAGCTCTGGTCCTGAGGGCATGACGCGCAAGGACAGTCCGATAGCTACCAATGCTCCGGCGATACCGGCAATGCCCTTGACGAGATCTCCCCACTTCATAGCCGCGAAGGACATAACTGCTCCAGAGAGCAGTGTCATCGCTGCCGCGGTGATCAACAGACCAGGTCCCACCAGAAGCAGCTCGGGCCCAAGGAGTTTCACCCCAAGTCCGATCGCAGCCAAAGCCCCACCGATACCGACGAGCCCCCTGGCCATCTCTTCCCACTTCATAGTGGCAAATATCTTCATGGCCACTGCGAGCACGGTCATAGCCCCAGCAACAAGCATGAGACCCGCAGCCTGGAGAACCAAGCCCGGGCCACCGCCCATCAGTTTAATTCCGGCAGATAGGGCGACTAGTGCGCCACCGACTCCGACCAGACCCTTGGCAATCTGTTCCCAACTCATGGTGGACATGATCTTCATTGCTGCTGCCAAGATCAGGATGGCGCCAGCCAAACCGACCATCGCCGCCGCGATAAGTGGCAGTGTGGCCAGACCTGCGCCCTTGGTGAACTTGCTCAAGAGGGCCAGAGTGGCTCCGAGCTCGCCCAGACCAACAGCGATTGTCGTCATGGCCGAAGAAACCTTCTTGGGATCAACCAGAGAGATTGCCACTACTGAGGCAGCGAGTACGCCAACTGCCGCAGCGATGGTAAGCAGGGTCTTGGCCTGAATATTCTTTTGCAGGGCCTGGAGATTGCCCGTAAGCGCGGCAAAGGTCTTGCTTAGATTACCCAATAGACCGCCGCCGATATCGACCCCGATGCCTCCACCGAGGGCTTTCTTGATTGCCAAGAATATGCCACCAATAAGCGTGGTCTGCAAAGCTGAGAAGACGAGATCGAAATTGGTGTTCTTGATCCCATCAGCAATCTTGCTGCCAAAATCACTGAAGACACTGGCAACATTGTCCAGAAGCGGTGACACCGCGGTCTTGAGCTTGTCAAAGACGTCAACCAAGCTGTGCCACGCGCCGACTGCTCCGTCAACGACCCCCTTGATCGGCCTGAGCGAGTCTCCAACTCCACTGATAGACTTCTCGACACCCTTGGCCTTACCTGCGTCCAATCCATCAAACAGTCCGAAGAAGCCCGAAGCCAGTGAGCTCAGGATGGTCAGGGGGATCTTGAGAATCGCGGTCAATCCACTAAAGAACCCGTCCAGAGCATGACCCTTGGAGATGGCATTATCGAGCCCCTTGAGGAAATCGCCAATACCTCCGGTGAAGGCCAAAAATCCTCCGGCGCCTTTTCCGGCTGTCCCGATGAGATCGAAGAGGACCTTACCGACATCCTTGATAATGGTCCAACCGATGTGCAGAACGGCGAAGAGCCCCGCGAACGTGCGTTTCAGGTTCTCTGCCGTAGCTGGTCCTATTTTGAAGTTCGCCATCAAGTCGGCAAACTGTTTGGTCAGCTCTGCCAGCTGCTTACCGGTAGTGGCAGGGAAGATCTCTCGGAAGGCATCTCGAATCGGCTTGATGATCGAGATGAGCGCTTGAAAAGCGTTCTTGATCCCATTGATAAGATCGGTACGCCCGCCAAGTTCCGCCCAATCTTTCAGAACCTGGTTACGAGCGTTCGAGTTCGTGTTGATAAACCCGTTGATAGTGTTCGAGAGCGCCGTGAAAGTGCTCTTCGACTGGGTGAAGTTGCCGAAGATTGTCTGGAAGGTCGTAGCCCAACCAGAACCGATGGTCTCACGCGCCACGTCGAAGACCTGTGGAAGCGTCTTGACTTGGGTGGCGGCATTCGATGCCATCTTAGCTTGCTTCTGGATTGCGTCGATCTCGGCCTGACTGAAGCCTTGCGCGGCCAGCTGGGCATCTGACAAGTCGCCCGTAAATTGCGACAGGGTCTTGGTCAATACGTCCGAGGTCAGCCAGGACTGCTCGCCCGGCTTGGCCATGATCGAATTACGGAAGGACTCGCCGTTGACTGTGGCCTTACCAGTGGCCTTGTCGACCTTGACTGCACCCTTGGCGAGTGCGCCCATGTTCTCGGCCGTACGCATGAGCGACTTCTGGAAGACTGCGCCACCCATACCGGCGTTGACGACTGAGTTCCAGTCCTGAAGACCCACGCGACCCGCGGCGATGGCCTGAGACAGCTGATACATCGCTGTGGAGGCCTGCTGCGAGTTCGAGCCAGACAGGGCGGCCAGGTTGGCAATACCCTTGATTGCGGCCACGGCAGGCTTGAGCTGGACACCGGCAGCCGTGAAGGTGCCGATGTTCTTCGCCATCTCGGAGAAGTTGTAGATCGTCTTGTCCGAATAGCGGTTTAGCTCGTTGAGAGCTGCGTTAACTGTCTTGAGATTGCCGCCAGAGTCTGCCGTATTGGCCAGAATTGTCTGGATGGAGGCCAGGTTGGTCTGGTATTCCTTGAAGCCGTCCATGATCGGCGTGAAGAACGACTTGACGAACGCCGATCCCTTGGCCACGCCCTGCTGCACGATGCCCCCGAGGGCCACCGCTGCCGCAGTCCTGAGCACAGTGAACTTGCTGGCCACATTCTCGATAGCCTTGGTGATGCCGCCAAGAGTGACCTTGTCAGCCTGACCTTCAATGTTGGTGAAAGTGTTCCCTGCGCTGAGCAGACCGAACTTAGCTCGCAGCTTGTCGATAGCCGAAGACGGACCTGCCAGTGTGACCTTATCGGCGGAGCGTTCCATGTCCGTGAACGTGGACCCTGATGAAACCAAACCGAACTTGGCCTTGAGCTTATCCAGCGCCGACATGGGACCCTGGAGTGTGACCTTGTTTGCCGCCGCTTCAATATTCTGAAGCCCGTTGGTTGATCCGATGTTTCTAATGGCCGTATCCAACTTGGCCAGAGTTCCCATCGTCGTCGCCACACCAGCTTCGAACTTAGTGTTCTCGAAACTCATTGCTACGACACGATCATCAATGCTTGGCATTATTTGGTCACCTCCTTCCACATGTCCGTTGCGATTTGGTCGAATATGGGTGTTATGACCGGATTGATGTAATCCCGGCCCTGGACATACCCCCCGTTGCGAGTGGCGTGCCCATACTGAAGGAGGACAGCGATCGGGTCACCTTGAGCTGTGATGTGAGAATTTCTCCAACGAATGGAGTAATATCCCGGTCGATCAATAATTTCGTAGTACCAGTGATTTGCGGTCGTCGATGATTCCTTCGGTGTGGCCTGTGCGAGAGCCGCCACACCGATCGGACCATACTTGGCCAGTGTCGCAAACTGGCTCCGAGTTTGCATACGTTGCAGAAATGCCAACGACTTGGCAAAGGAGCCGCTGGATATCACCTTGATCACGGCTCCTCCTTTCTCAGTCGCCCACTTTGCTCAGACGGATCAGGACAAAGCCGTGCGGTGAATATCGAGCGTCCATCTTGGATCGATACGAGCCCACATAGTACTTACGGTTGACTCGAGCTCCGCCTCCCGCACCAGGGAACATGTCCAGGATAGGAACAATCGGCACCGGTATTTCACTGATCGAGTAAGACGGCATACCAGAAGCCGAATGAGCCAGACTACCCCCATACACCGTCTGATGAGTCATCGATTCCCGAGGGCCGCCCTCGGTGTATACCGAGGTATCTGCCCGAGACCAGGCTCCTAGTCCCCCACTCGAACCGTTTCGATTATGGATAATTTGGAAACCGACGCTCGGGAGATTTTCCACGTTGATGGTGCTACCGTCAGCAAGAGAATACATATACGTGTACGATTGGTAAGAGCTTCCACCTCGTCCACCACCGCCACCGGTGCCGATTGCTCCGTCCCATGTCCCATCCTTACCTGGGAGCGGCCAAAGATCGACACCCGGTGCTTCGAGTGCGCTTCCTGAGCCTCCGCCTCCGGCGACCAGCGTTCCACCCTTGCCCCCGTCGCCCCCATGGGCATGGAAATGTAGATCTCCGGCGACCCAGATGACTGAGGGGCCGCCACCCTTTCCGCCCGAGGCTTTGCAGATATCGCCGAAAGACGATGCCCCACCGTCTTGACCCGCTGCTGGAGGATAGAACGTAGGATGTGGCAGGTTGTATACGTTCGCCCAGTTCCGATACGTAGCCTCATACAACTCGGGGTGATTGAAAGTAGAGTGACCGCCTAGAAGTACTCCGCCCTCCCCGTCGTACAGAAAGCTCTCGTTGGCTATTGACGGAGTATACGCACCGTTGGAAAGCATGTGTCCTGGCTGTGCATCAAGTCCGGCGCTTCCCACCATCACCGAGACTTCGTCAGGAAGATCGGACAATAGTCCAACTACTTTATGAACTCCACCTCCACCTCCGGCACCACCGATTGCCGCGCCGTCGTCGAGCAGTAGCGGCGTACCGAACGTCTGACGCCACCCGAGATGCGGTGCGGGCTGTCCAGCGGCTTTCCAGTCCGCCCAGCCTAAATATGCGCTCTGAAGTGAAGAGTAGTAATTGGCTCTCTGGTCGAAGGTAAAGTAGGTGGTGTAGATGTTCCA